CGAACAAATGTTCCAACTTGGTCAACTGAGCCAGTAAAGACCGAACAGACAACAGAAGGGCAAGCGAAGTTAGCAGAACTCTTTGCTGAGTTGGAACAGATGGAAAAAGGGGAGGATTGACTATGTTTGATTATGATACTTGGCTTAGCACGCCGCCTGAACCTTGGTCAGAGCCTGATGTTGATGAAGATGAGGCTTATGACAGATGGAAAGATGAGCAGGTTTAGCCTATGGACAGAGAACGCTATGAAGATAATGCTTACTGGCGTAAACGATACCTAGAGCTTTGCTATGAACTAGGAGAGATTATCAACGAACAGCAAGACAAGATTATCTCACTCACAAACGAAAACAGACGCTTAAAGCGTGAAAATTGGAATATGAAACAAACCAAAAGGAGAAGAAGATGACTAATAATCAACTTGTAGAAACAAAAGGGGATTTTCTGACTAACCCTCAGCTACTTAATAGCGGTATCATCAGAAAATATCTTGACCCACAAGGAAAAGCTAGTGATGAGGAGCTTGCCTATTTTATAGCCCAAGCTAAAGCACAAAATCTAAACCCATTCACTAAGGAAATCTATTTTATCAAGTACGGAAACCAGCCAGCTCAGGTAGTTACGGCCAAATCAGCTTTTGAGAAAAAGGCTGATAGTCACCCTCAATTTGACGGAAAAGAGGCGGGTGTAATCTATCTGATGGACGGAGAGATTAAATACTCTAAGGGGGCATTCATTCCTAAAGGCGCTGAAATCCTTGGCGGTTGGGCTAAGGTGTACCGCAAAGATCGTACTTATCCGACAGAAACAGAAGTATCTTTTGAAGAGTACGACAATTCCAAAATCCGTGCAAGAGTTAAGGAACTGACACAGCAAGGGAAAGATATTACTTATCCAGTGATGAACTCATACGGCAAGCCAATAGGTGAGAATAATTGGGATACTATGCCTTGTGTCATGATACGGAAAGTAGCTCTAGTGTCAGCTTACCGTGAGGCATTTCCTGCTGAGCTTGGAGCAAGTTATGAGGCTGATGAAATTCAGTTGGATAACACACCTAAAGATGTCACCCCAGCAGAAACTAAGGAAGAAGTCATGGCACGTAAACAGGCACAGATTGAGCAGATGAAGCAAGAGCAGACTAGAAAACAAGCCGAACCAGTAGATACTAGCTATCCAGCTGATGAAGTTCCTGACTACACAGAAGAAACAGGGCAAGGCGAGCTGTTTTCCGGTGAATTAGAATACTAGGAGGACAACATGCAAGAATTACAAGCAAAAGTAACGCAGGCACAGGTTGAAATCATTGACCGTGAGAAATTTGAGCAGAATATCAATGAAGTTGTGGCCAAGTATGAAAATTATACAGTCACAGCTTCAACCATCAAAGACGACAAGCAAGTTTTAGCTGACCTACGTAAACTCAAAAAACAAATCTCTGATGAGCGTATCAAGATCAAGCGTGAGTTGTCGCAGTCCGCTGATGAGTTTGACAAGTATATCAAAGATACCAGCGAACCGATGGACAAAGTCATTGATAAGATTGCTAGTGACATCAAGGGCTTTGAGGAACATCAGAAAGCTGTCCGACTCGATGCTGTCAAGAATTACATAGCTAAAAAAGCGAGTGAGTATATGTTAGATACTAGGCTATTTGATGAAAAAGCCTTGGAATACATTAAAGCCTCAGATTTTATGGCTGATGGCTTCACGCTCAAAAAAGTCACAATGAAATCTCTTGAGGATATGGTTTCCTTTGAATATCAAAAACAACAAGAGCATGAAAAAGAAAAAACTGCTATATCTGGACAATGTGCTGAGTACGGCATGACTGATCAACCGTACATTCGTATGTTGCAGTCAATGTCTTTAGCAGATGTAATGCAACAAATCATGTCAGACTATCTTTTTGAGCAAGAGAAGCAAAAAATGCGACAGGCTGAAGCCGACAGGGAGCAACTTTTGGCAGAGCAGCAAGCAAAACAACAGGCACAGGCTCGGAAATCGTCAGAAACGCCCCAAATCGACCCAGAAACAGGCGAAATCTTGGAAAGTGGTCAATTACCCCAGAATGACATTGAAGCCCTCAGAGGGGCTGAAAATGGCTCAAAACAATATAAGCAAAAAATGACCTTGGAAGTGTACTTTGAAAGTGCAGATGAAAAAGAACGCTTCAAGGCTACTCTTGCACAAGCTGGCTTTGAGTACAAGAAAAATTATCAAGTCAGCGGTTATCAAAATATTAAGCCACTTAGTCAAGAAGAGCTGGCTGAACAGTGTGGGTGGTAGCTATGAAAAGCAGAATAATATCAGCTTTAGAAACAGAATTTGGAGAATAAGAAAAATGATTAACAATGTAGTATTGGTTGGGAGAATAACAAAAGACGCTGAACTTAGATATACACCATCTAATGTGGCAGTTGCCACTTTTACCCTTGCCGTCAATCGCAACCGAAAAGGTGAAAATGGTGAACGTGAGGCTGACTTTATAAACGTAGTCATTTGGAGACAACAAGCTGAAAATTTGGCGAATTGGGCTAAAAAGGGTTCACAAATTGGAATCACAGGTCGAATCCAAACACGTAACTATGAAGGGAATGACGGACAACGTGTATACGTTACAGAGGTAGTTGCAGAAAGTTTCCAACTATTGGAAAGTCGTGCTTCCCGTGAAGGTCAAGGTGGCAATTACAACTCGCCTTATCAAGCGCCTGCGCAATCTACACCGAACTTCGCTCGAGAAGAAAGTCCATTTAGAGCAAACAATCCAATGGATATTTCAGATGATATGCTACCGTTTTAAAAAAGAGGTGAGAAAATGGAGTTTAGGAGCATAGACGGGTACGAGGGTATTTACGAGGCATGTTCAGATGGAACAATTTGGACATGCCACGAAAAAACAACTTACAGCAACTACCACGGGAAAATTAAAAAGCGTGTGTGGAAGCGTAGACAGATAAAACCCCAGATACAAAAAAGGGTCAGAAGTAAACATAGCGATAAAAGGGTTAAGCTATGGAAGGGCAAAAGAATGAAGACACATCTAGTGAGCAGATTAGTTGCCACAGCTTTTATACCAAATCCAGAAAACAAAGGATTTGTAAATCATAAAAACGGAAACCCTTTAGACAATTCCGTAGAAAACCTTGAGTGGACGACAAGGAGCGAAAATCAGTTACATGCTTTGAAAACGGGTTTAATGAGTGCAAGCAAAAAAGTTAAATTAAAAAGTTTGGCGAACGGCAACGAATATCAATTTTGTAGTTTAGCTGAAGCCAGTCGTTTTTTAGGGAAAAATCATGGATTTTTAAGTCGAAAACTAAAAGACGGCAAAAATATAAAGGGATACGAAATAACGTTAGTTTAAAAAGTGTGATTGAGTATTCTTAATACCATTTGAACCCAAACCACAATCAAGACCGCGAGCCACAATCAGAGGATGATGAATGAAATTTGAATTTATTTTATCAAATACAAAACGCAAAAAAGAAATGTTGAATGCTAACGATAGACCACACTGGACACAGAAGGCTAAAATCACTGCCTATCTTCGTCAAATTGGGCGTTTAAAAGTATCTGAGGGTAAATACACCACTTACACAAAAAAAAGCCCCTGCGGGCTTGTGGTGACGATTTACGCACCAACTAAAAGACGAATGGATCCACCAAACTTTTATCCAACCATAAAAGCGCTGATTGACGGCATGACAGATGCAGGTTTATGGACAGATGATAATCATGAAATCATTAAGTACATGACGTTTGAATTTGGTGGTCTAAGCCAAATCAAGGATAAATACAAGATTGAAATAGAAGTAGAGGAATATAATGAAATTTGAATTATTTAATGACCATTTTGAAAAAGCGGAACAGATGACAATATATGATTGATTTGGAGGACATATGATACACACTAGACGATACGTCAACAAATTTTAAAAAACGGCTGTTATCACATTATGAGCATAGCAATGAATTATGCTAACCCATTTGTTTCTGACATGGAAGATTGGGGTTCGGTTTATAGTGATGCTGATTTGATGCTAAGGGTTTTGGAAGAGGTGGTAGAATGAAATGTATTAAAGTATTTGAATCGTTTAGTGGAATAGGAACACAACGCATGGCGCTTAGAAATTTAGGAATAGAGCATGAAGTAGTGGCAATTGCAGAGA